TAGGAGGGATGAAAGTGAAAGATATAACTAAATTAATGGAATATGTTGATAGTTCTGCTACATTCAGAATCGTATTGGCTCTGGTAAATAAGTTTTGGCTAGGAATTATTATAATAGTTGTAGTTGTCGCATTGACAGCTAAAAAAGATGATGGATTTATTCCATTATCGAAAATAAAAGGATTTATTAAAAAGTAAGGAGTTTGCAAATATGGACAAATATCTAAAAGTACTAAGTGATAATGAATTAAAAGTGTACAACCTGACAAAAGAAAGAAAAAATACAAAAGAAATAACAGAAATTTTAGGAATTAAGCTGCATGAAGTTAAATCAATGCAGTCTATTGTATATAAAAAGCTGAATATACAGGGAAAAATAGACATATACAATAATAGATTTGACACATTAACACCATACAAAATTAATAAGCAGCGTATTTTAAAAAGAAAAAATAAGAATGACAATAGATATTGCAAGAGATAATATAGGTAAAAAAGTATTGTATAGACCTTATCGAGACTGTAGCGAAGAATTGATAGAATATGGCATAATAACAAGCGTTGACAGAAATGTATATGTAAGATATGGCGAAGATTCAATATCTAAAGCTACTTATGTAGAAGATATTGAATTAATTTAGAGAGCTGAAAGATAAAAGCGACAACAAAGTGTCGTAATAATAAAAAGCATTGAATGTTTTACATAAAAAGTATAAAATAATATTGCGGTCGCAGCCTAGGTAAATATTAGCCCCGTAGGGGATTGAAATAACAATAATAATACGACCGCAATTAGCTCCCTAGGAGATTACCAAAATAAAAAATAGGAGCTGATAGTATGAGTAAATCAAGATTAGTTAAAAAACTAGAAAAAGAATTGGAAAAAGAGTATGGAAGAGAGAAAGTAAAATCCATATATACAATTGGTTTTTTGGAAAAACATCCGGATATTTGGAAAGAGCAAGACTCTAAAGGATTTGAAAAGCATATAAGAGATACGATAAATTGGTATTACAGGGATACAGAATTTACAGGATATGAATTAGACAATATGACAATTGAGCAGCTTGAAAAGATTTTTTATTCAAAGGAATTTAAAGATTTTAAGCAGAAATTTGATAAAGAAGAAAGAGAATTTGAAAAGATTAGAAGAGAATAAAGAAGCCCAATAAAGGGCTTTTATTTTTTATACATAATCTTAAATATTTCATACTTCCCGATCACCGCAAAACGTTTTCGCTCTTTATGCTTTTCTAAATTAAGTCTATACGCCTGATCGATTGTATCTATATCAAATCTATCTAAAAAAGATAATGCAACCTGAATAACATCCATCAATTCACATGCTTTTTTGATAGTGTCAGTCTCAATCATAAACTCTTCTATTTCTTCAATCAACTTTTCTGACTGCAATTTATCAAATTTATCTATTTCAATATTTGAATAATCCAAGACTGGAAGTTTAATTAATTGATTTAAATTTTTCATCATTTTACCTCAAATGGCATTATAACAGCCTCAATCCCCAATTTTTTCAACTGTTTAATTCTATTTTCTGCATTTTCTTTTTCTCCAAAACTTCCGGCCATTACTCTATATAAAATTTTATTTTTCTTGACTTCTTTTATAATTTCTATATATTTTATTTCAAAATACCCTAATATTCCTTTAGCTATTGCAATGCCAATGTTTTCAATATTAGCAATTATCCAGGCAGCATCTTCGACATTATCATGATAAGCAATTTCAATCAATGCTGCTGGGGCTTCTGTATATGCTAGCTCATAAATATGCTTGTTAGTTCCGTAGAAATTATGACCTTGTTTTATTCCTCTATCAGTAGTAGGCGTAAGAGGGGCGATTTTAGTATAAACAGCTTTAGCAAGCTTTTCACCATCTCCACCAATTTTATTACAAAAAACTTCGCAACCTCTAGCACCGCCAGCATTTGAGTGTATAGCAAAGTGTATAGTAGGATTGCAAGCATTGCTATCCTGTACAATCTGTTTTAATGACATGGTTGCATTATTCCTAAAAGTTACTACACCATGCCTTTTTAGCTCTCTATCTACTACATCACAGACTTGATTCATTCTATACTCTTCTGTTCCATAATTGCCTGTGCCTATATTTTTTTCCTGAGCTGATGGGCTTAAATATACACTTTTCATTTTTTACTCTCCCCACTAACTTGTTTTAAAATGGATTTCAACTTTTCTGGGATAGGTAAATCCATCTTTGCAACATTTTCTAAAATACTAATACCTTCATTACTTATATAGAATAGTATTACCGCTCCACGAATAGCATTTCCATTACTTATTATGTTTATATCTATTACGTTTGCTATTCCTACAAGTGCAAAGATGGCAACTTTTTTAGCTATTCCCCTAGAACCTATCTTGCTACTTATTTTCTTTTCTATTATGGCAAGCATTACGCCTGTTACATAGTCTATTATCACGAAAACTATTAGGGACAATAGTAAACCATCAAGACCGCCTAAAAACCAGCCAAGAACACTCCCTAAAAGCGCTGAAAATACACTTAATCCGTTGAATATTTTGTTGTTCATATTGACCTCTTTTGTATTTTAATCTATTTTTCTTGCAATTACATATGATTGTGTCTCGACTATGGTATCGCTTGCATTTGCTGTATATTGTCCTCGTCTCAAAGTAACCGTACCACTAGCACCTAATACCTGAATTATTGCTTTTTCTGTAATATTAACATATTCCGAGGTAACACCATATCCAATGCCCAACGAAGTAGCTACCCTCCTTGATTGCATAGTTGTATCATCTCCATCAGTAATAGCTCTTGCAGGGCCTGAGCAACTTCTCATTGTTATAGCTGTTGCGCCTGTTAAACTCCAATCCGTTTTGAAGTCTGGAGTGTTGGAAGTTGCATTATAAACACCTAAATTGACTTCTACTTCCCAAAGACCTCTCGGTAATATTAAAAATAACTCAGGGTCAGCGGTATAGGCATCTGAATTATTTATTGTTGAAGCTGTTTGTTTTACTTTGTAATATACGTTTTTCTCAGGTAATCTGTGTCCTGGAGTAGAACTTATCAAAAAATCTGTTAATAGCCCATAACTACTAGTTCCGACACTTCCAAGATAAATATAACCAACACTATCATCTGCAATTGTAGTTTCTTTTGTTAAGATTTTTAAAGATTCTTTCCTTGTATTTAATATTACTTTTATCGAGTCCCCATCTTTTTCGAAATATAATTCAACGCTCTCATTTAAAAGCAAATTGACAGATAATGCCGAAGTCTGACTTGCTAATACTCCACCCTCAACCACGTCTAAGTATAATACATTTGCTGATATATAAGCCTCAGCGTAATTATTAGCGTCCACACGCCATACAATCGAATTTATGTAACCAGCTTTTTTGCAGAAAAATTCCCATTTTGAAATAAAACTAGTGTATTCTTGAGAGCCTAAATATAAATTATCTTCATTGTCGGTAGGATCAACTTTTAAAATGCCTAGCCTGCTAATAGCCTCATCTACATACAAAACAAAATAATCGACAGTGATGGGAAAATAATTTACCCAGCTAGTAGTTGCTCCATAATATTTTTGAAACATATTATAGTAATTGGCATATGTGGCATCTTCCCTATATAAAGAGCAGTATTGAAAAGTTATATAGGCATTTTGAGAATTAACTTTGCTATACCACTGAAAAACAATGTATGTAATATTATCCCATCCGGCAGGCGCTCCTGTTGTTGAGAAATCTGACTTTTTAGGTCTTTTTACATTCCACCCAGTCGCACATGTAGCAGCTGCATATGTAATATTATAGTTGTTTGCATTGTCTGTCCCTAATTTAAATGAGATAGTATCTACTTTACTGACATCTGAAATATAGAATACACACATAACAATATCGCTTGTGTCGGATGCTGCGTTTGGAAAGTTAGTCAAATCCAAAGCGGTTATATTTTTCCACATTCCGACATAACTTGCTGTATTATCAGATTCAAGCGTTTTAACTGCATTTTTACCCATGCAGTTATTTGTAGTATCGTTAGATAGCGTAGTTGATGTCCACGCCGTATATTCCGCGTAATCCGTAAAATTATCTACTTCTTTGCAGTTGACATTAAAAAAATACTCTAACAAATCTTTTGCATTAAGGGTCTGACTTCTCCTTAATTCATTATCAACAGCCTCTATAGCGTCCCAGGCTGATTGTAAATTGACTTCGTTGATGGCTGGCGCTCCACCATTAGCCCATGTAAGATTAGGAAAATTACCGAATCCAGCCATTAATTAACACCTTCTTTTGATATTACCTGAGATAAGTTATCATTTGTCTTTTTCCCACCAGTATATTTTTTTGATACATTTCTTTTTGCCATCAAAACTACATTAGCTATATATTTTGTCTCTTTTTCAGATTCATCTATCTCAACCGAATCGATCATATAGAAAGTGTTTTTTAGTTCTTTAATTAAATCTTCAAGGAATGTCAAATCAGTAGATTTATTAATTTCATTCTTATATGTTTTTTCATACTTAAGCATTTTTTTATCTCCTTAACTAAGTGTTACTGTATATCTAATTAATAACTCAACAGCACTTGTTTTTGTGTAATTCCACAAAACATGACTAATCATACTTCCTGAACCAGCAGCCAGTGAAGAAGTACTTCCGCCAAAAACGCCTAACTCTTCTATTGTTACATTGCCATCTCCTGATGTTAGGTAGAAATCTGTCACAATTTCGCCATAAGTTGGAGGAGGTGTTAAACTCCTATCTATATAAAAATATCTTTCCTCTTCATCATTAAGACTGGTATCACCCACGGCAGGTGCAGGAGCAGGGTCTAAGCCAATTGCTAGATATCTGATATCTATATCCGGAATATATCCAGCAAGTATCCCGATCATTTCATCAAGCAAAATATTTGTTATCAAATTATTAAATTCTTTTATTTTACGGCCATTCTCAAATATTTCAAATCTTCCAACAGCCTTAATTTTATTATTTATATTCAATCGCTAGCACCACCCAAAGCGTTTATATTATTATTGTTAGGAAATAAATTGTCTGCTGGAAATAGTAAATCAGCCGGAAATAATAAATCGTCGTATTCAGTAGCTGCATAAGTACCAGCATGACTAATTGTTTCATCAATTTCCTCAAGTACGACAATCAATTCCCCTGCACCTGTCTCAACGTATTCAGGTTTAAATTGTTTCTTGAAAAATTCTTCCCAACCTCCAAGAGCTGCACCATCCAATACTTTATACTGATAGACGATATTATTTTCATCAATCTGAGAAGTATTCCAAGTTATTGACTCTACTAAAAACATTTCGTCTATCCCTAAAACGCTATGTTTTAAACTAAATTGTTCCATAGTATTATATGTTTTTTCGTATAGGTCAAAACTGCAATAGTCGGCGGAATTACTATATTTATTTAAAAGTTCCTGAGTAAAAAGCATTGCATCAGGAATAGAATTTAAATTATCGTTCTTTACATAATGCTCATATATCCCATTAGATGCAATTTCAACAGGATTTTTGGATCCAACTAATATTGGCACCAGCCCATAAT